CTTCTGCCATCGTCGCCAAGCGTCTGAGCGGCTTGGATTATCGAGAGCTGCCACACGGCTGCGAGAAAATCGTCAGTTTTATCGACCTTGGAGAGCAATTCTGCAACTGGACCGATAGCGCTTGGCGCGGCCAGTGCATTGGCAGCGTCCTGGATCATGGCACAATCGATGTGAAGGCCGGCCCGGTCAATCCAATCACCAAACTGCGCGATCCGCAGACGCTTGAACTTGGGATTATGGCGGCGCTACACGAATGGCGTAACGAACTGCTCGCAAAATATCGCGACCACGAAGGCCAGCCGGTTGGAATCGACCTCGCACTCATAGATAGTGGCTCCGGCATTCACACTAAAACAGTCTATAAGTTCTGCCGCGAAGTTGGGCGGCCGTTTTTTCCATCCAAGGGCTCTGGCGAAAATTTCAGAATCCCCAAGGACAAAGTTGATTCAGGCGATCGTTGGGCGCTTGTGCGTCAGCCAGGCGGAATACTTCTTTACGAGTTCGATGCGACCTTTTGGAAGCAGTTTTGCCATCAGCGATTCTTGACGCCGCGGTTAGATGAGAAGGAACAGCTTCGTCCTGGCTCCTTATCACTCTTCGTCTGCCCCGAGCAAGAACAATTCCTCAAAGACAGGCGTGAATATACGCATCAGATTGTCGGCGAGGTTTGGGGCGTCAAGCGGCTAGGAGCAAAGCCGGGCTGGATTGCCCGCGGCAAGAATCACTACTTGGACGCGACGGCAGGCAACTGCCTCGCCGCAAACATCGTCGGCATTCGTTTAGTTGCCGATATCAAACGCCCCACCAAACAAATGTCGCTCGCAGAAATGGCAGCGGTTGCAAAAAGGTAATGGCAATCTCCGAAGTCCATTTTGATTTGCTCTGCGAACTGCGAAGGCGCGGCGTAGTCGGCGGTCAGCGCCTGTTGGAACTCGGCGAGGCGAATCTATATGGCGACATGCACCCGCAGAGAATCATCGATGCTATCGAGGAATTTCGCCCAGGCGAGGATGATTTGTGCGGGAATAAGACATCCATCAGGGAAATAATCGCCTGCGGAAAGCCAAGCCAGCTGCATCTCAAGCGATTAGCGCGGCAGATTTATTATGCAATGGGAATTCGTTGGGAGGGTTCAATCGATTCAGGCGGCGACTGCTATAAATTTGACCTCAACGAGCCGATCAATCTCAATCGAAGATTCAGCCTGCTCTACAATCACGGCACAGCCGAGCACATTTTCAACGTCGCCAATGTCTTCAAAATCGCCCACGACCACTGCGAGCCAGGTGGCCTGATAATCCACGAATTACCTTGGACCGGCTGGATTGACCACGGCTTCTACAGCTTGCAGCCGACATTATTCTATGACCTTGCGCTAGCGAATTGCTATCGCATCGAACTCTTTGCCGCGATGGAACTCAAGAGCAAAAAGGTTATCCGCTTTGAATGCCGCGAAGATGTCAGCCGCAAAGTTCGCAACGGCGAAATCGGCGGCAATCTGAATCTCTTTGTCTGCTTTCGCAAGATGTTTGACGCGGAATTTCGGATTCCACAACAGGGCGTTTATTCGGGGAAGGTGAGCAATGAAGTTTCGGAGGCATGGACAGACCTACGATGAGCGAAGAAAAAACACTGGCAGAAATGGCTACCGTTGCCGCGGGTGCTGGGCAAGAGATATTCATTGCCGGAAAACCAGCGAATGCGTGCCCGTTCTGCGGCTGCGTGATGTTCAAGGACAAGACGATTGCTCATAAGTCTGTGACGATTCGCTATGTTCAATGCCGGAACGGCGCTTGCGGAAAGCGATTTGTCAGCCGCCAATCGCCAGAAGTTCTAATTAGGGAAGTTGGCGAAGATTCCAGCGGCGGAACTAAAGGTTTAACTGTATTTAGGGAAACAGGATAGATTTAATCATGTGAGGCCGCGTTAATTCGCGGCTCGTGTCCTAGCTCCGCCGGCCAGCGGACTTCGATGCGTCAACATCGAGCCTTTTGACGGAGGCGCGTTTAGCGCGTGCCTCCGTTTTTCTTTGCGCTCGATATGGCAACAGATCAAGAACTTCAAGACGCCGCAAGCGATGCGCTTCTAAACGCATTGAATTCTCCGCTGCGGGAACAATCCGGCACGCGAGTTATCGAAGAGCGCTCAGTCGATGACATTCTGAAAGCCCGCACTGCTTCAGCCTCAGGCGCCGCAGAGTTGCCAGGATTCGGCATGCGCTTTACGCGATTGATTTCACCGGGAGGTTGGAACAGCCACCGATGCTGAAGTCGTTTCGCAAGAAGCTGAGCAGTTGGCTTTATCCCGGTCCTAAGCCGAGCGCGGAATCGCTCAACAATTTCCTGCGCGCCCGCTATGACGCCGCGCAATACACCGATGAGTTCAAACACTATTGGGCCAACTCCGATTGGTGGGATGCCGACTCAGCCCACAGCATTGAAGTTCGTCAGCCGCTGACGCGCCGCTCACGCTATGAAGTCGCCAATAACGGCTTCGCTGACGGCATCGCATCAACCTGCACGACCGATCTTGTCGGCAATGGACCATCATTGCGTATGCAAACAGGCTCCGAAGGCTTCAACCGCATGGTTGAGGACCAATGGAACCTGTGGTGCAAGGCGATCAGGTTCCGCCGCAAGCTCTGGTGCATGGCGCATGCCAAGCACGTCGACGGCGAGGGAATGGCCGTTATGCGGATGAACCCGGGAGTCAAGCACAAGATTCAACTCGACATCACGCTCCACGAAACAGAGCAGTTTCATACGCCTTTCGTCCCGTTCACCGACCCGCACTATATCGATGGATTGAAGTTCGACAATTACGGCAATCCGATTTTCTATGACCTGCTGAAATATCATCCTGGCTCGAAAAAGCCTGTCGACTTCACGTTCGTTCCCGACAAGATTTCCGCCGATCTCGTGCTGCATTGGTTCAAGCAGCGCCGGCCAGGTCAGCATCGTGGCGTGCCGGAAATGTCAAGCACGCTCAATCTTGGCGCGCAAGCCCGTCGCTTCCGAGAAGCGAATCTTTCGACCGCTGAGAAGGTCGCAAGCTGGACGCTGTTTCTCAAGACGATTTTCCAGCCTGATGAATTGGCTGCGGTGACGCCGATGTCCACGCTCGACATCGCGCACAACATGATGACCGCGCTGCCGAATTCGGTCGAACCGTTCCAGCTCAAGGCAGAGCACCCGGCATCAAGTTATGCCGAGTTCAACAAGACGCTCATCAACGAGCAGGCGCGTCCCAAGAGCATGCCGCTCAATAAGGCTGCTTGCGACAGCTCGTCTTACAACTATGCCTCCGGTCGGCTGGACCATCAGACCTATTACGCGGCGGTTGATATTGAGCGCGAGGACTGCAACGACCTCGTGCTTGATCCTCTCTTTGACAAGTGGTTCAGCCTCGCCATCGCGACATTCAAATGGCTGGGCGGAAATGCTGATGCCGTTGGCCCCGCGGCCCGCGCGCATTCCTGGGATTGGCCTAAACATCAAGTCGCCGATGTTGAAGCTGAAGCAAACGCCAACACCACGAATCTGAAGAACGGGACGTTGAGTCTCAGTAACGCCTATTCAAACGCCGGCCAGGACTTCGAGGAAGAGATCCTAAAGATGGCGGCCGACTTCGGCAAGACCCCAGAGGAAGTTCGCGAGCGGCTGTTCGACGTTCTCCTGCCACTGCCGCGCGGCGTTTATCAGCCGGAGCCGCCGCCGAGTGAAGGCGTTCCGCAAGCCAAGCCCGGTCTGTCGCCTCTGAGTCCTGGGACAAAAACAGCCAGGGCCGATTGGGTGACTCTCGATAACGGCGTGCATGTCGACATTGGCCCTGATGGAACTGTTCAGAAAGGCCCCGCAAATTTCGTCGGCAAGAATATCAATCAGCTAAGAGACGCGGCCAAGGCGTCAAAGACGGCTGATGAAAAGACGAAGGCCGCTGTCGATTTTGACCATTCAAAGGGAGAGGATCGCGCGGCTTCGCATTCGACAGCTGCGCAGCTCTTTCGCGAATCACAGAACGCGCACAAGGAAGCAGCAGAACAGTATCGCCAGCTTGGCGATGTCGCTAGGGCTGGCATGCATGAATCTGCCGCGCGGCAGTCAAAAGGCTTGGCAGTCTTCCATGAGAAACTCGCCAAGACTTTCAGGAGTCCCGGCAGCAAAGAAGCACGCGATTTCGTCACGAAGATGATGTCCAGCGATGGCCCTGAAAATCGACTCAACGGATATGCCAACGGCAATGGATTGATTCATGCCAGCCCCTGAAGCCGGAGAAAAACGCGATCACTACATGAGCCGCTGCGTGCCCTTCGTGATGAAGGAAGGACGCCAGCAAGATCAAGCGATTGCAATGTGCGAATCGATGTTCGACGAACACGAGAAAAAAATGAAATCATCCGCCAAGAAATCTGTCATCGCCATGAGCGCAGCCGTTGAAATCACGGCCGCCAAAGCTGAAGGCGAAAAGACCACGCCGCCGCGTTTTGAGTCGGCATTCTATACCGGCGGCGCGCTGAGTCTGAACGGCTGGGAGTTGCCGGTCGTTATCGACCTGACGGGAATCAGCCCGGGCAACCTGCTGGTCGCCAATCTAGACCATGACGCCTCAAAGCGCGTGGGCAATTTCACCGTCGCTAATGACGGCAAACAACTGATTGCGACGGGCTTCGCGACTGCGGCTACCCCAGCCAGGGACGAAGTCGTGAATAGTGCGGCCAACGGCTACCAGTGGCAATCCTCGATCGAGGCCAACGTCAACAAGATCGAGGAAGTCAAGGCCGGCAAGAAAGTGGAAGTCAACGGGCAGATGTTTGAAGGCCCGATTTATGTGACGCGCAAGTCAACTCTCAAAGGTTTCGCGTTCGTTTCTCACGGCGCGGATGACAACACGACAGTTTCCATCGCCGCAAGCGCGGCCACTCACAAGGAGCAGAACGATATGGACCCGAAATGCAAGGAATGGATCGAGGCGATGGGCTTTGTCGCTGACGAGCTGAGCGCCGAACAGGTCGAGAACTTGACGGCCGACTATGAAGGCCGAACGCGGACCGCGAAGACGGCCAAGAAGGCTACGAAGATTGGCGATGCCATGCAAGCGCGTCAAGAAGAGGCCTTGCGGGTCGAGGCGATTATCGACGCTTCGGAATCGCTGGTCGAAAAGCGGAAATACGAACCCGAATATATCAACAGCGTTCGCGTTCTGGCGGAAGAGGCGATTGATTCCAAATGGACTCCCGACAAGTTCCGTTTGGAAGCCCTGGAACGCTCCATTGGCGCCACGAACGTCATCCAATCGCGTGGCACTCGTGGAAATCCTCGCAACAATCAGCGCGTCCTAGAAGCCGCCTTGCTCATGGCTGGCCGTTATGACCGGGTATTGCTTGAAAAGCAATACGACGACCAGACCTTGCAAGCCGCGCACGACAATTTCAAGCATGGCATCGGCCTGCGGGAATTGATTTGCATTGGCGCCGAGGCCAACGGCTATCGCAGCCCCGGCTACAATGTGACCCCGGACGTGCTTCGCGCCGCCTGGGGCGCTCTTGGCCCAGGGAATCGTAGCGACATCCGCGCCGACGGTTTTAGCACGGTGTCCATTCCCAACATCACATCGAACGTCGCCAACAAATTCTTGATGGTCGGCTGGAACTCGATCGACCAAACACCGCTGCGAATTGCGGCGATTCGTTCGGTTCGTGACTTCAAGCAGACCACTGTGGTCAGCCTGACGGGCGGGATGTTGTTCAAGCAGGTTGGCCCAGACGGCGAACTCAAGAACGCTGAACTTGGCGAGCTGGTCTACAACAACCAGGCGTCGACCTATGGCATTTTGAATGCTAT